AGAGATAAATTAAAAGAAATAATAAGAGAAGTTATTTTAGAACTTGACGAGGCTAGAAAGAAAAAAGTTATTCGTAAGGGTAAGTTAGTTAAAAAAACATTTTGTAAACCTGGTCAAAAAGCTAAAGGTGGAAAATGTGTTGTCATGAAATCGAAAGAAAGAGCAACAAGAAAAATGAAAGCCAAAAAAGGTGCTATTAAGAGAAAAGGTAAGATGTCAAGGATAAAGAAGAAGCGGGCTAAAGCTATGAAAAAACGAAAAACATACGGGTTAAGATAGGTGATGAAAAAAATATGGAAATATGTAGTTGGATTTTTTACTATACTTGGTGGAATTCTTATTGCCTTTTTTAGTGGAAAGGATGCTGGTCGTTCAAAAGAGAGAAGAAAAGATATAGATGATAAATTAAAGATTGTCAAAGATGCTCTCAAAAATAAGAAAAAGTACAAGAAAGATGTACAAAAAGAACTTGTAAGTAAGAAAAAAGAATTAGAAAAACTTAAAAAAGAAAAAAATAAGAAAGTTAAAGATGTGGGTGCGGATGATGCTGCTGAATTTCTTAAAAAATATGCGAAGAAGAAATAATGGCTCATATTAATATCGGAGATACAGTTAGAGATATAAATAGTACCTGACCAAATTATAATTGTACAGGTGTGGTCACATCTATTAATGGTAATAATGTAACTTGGAGAGATAATAAAACTGGGGAATTAATAACAGATCCCCATGATGATTTGGAGTTAATAATGCAAAAGGGTGGAAAACCTACTAGAAGACAGAATGGTGGAAATTTTAGACCACGAGGATTGGTACAAAGAGGTTCAGGTGACATAGATCCTACTAGTCCATATGGTTTACCAGTAGATGATGTGCCGGCTATATTAGGAAAAAATGAATATGTTGTAAATGCAAACGCAGTCAAAGAGTTGGGAGAACCATTTTTAAATCAATTAAATGCAATAGGATTGAATGGATCATCTTTACCGCGTGATACTGGGATGTATGGTGACTATCAAAAAGGCGGAAGAGTAAGAAAACAGCAAGGTGGCAGACAATGCATTAGACATAGAATGCCAGATGGAACAATTATGGATGGACCAACACATGATGCAGGTCAAACTTGTATTGAATGGTCAAATGGAAATCAAACTAGGAGTAATACAATGAGAAGAAATGCAAGAAGTGGTTACAAACGAGGCGGAAGAACAAGGCCAGTCAGAAAACAACGAGGTGGAAGAGCAAGACCCATAAGAAGACAAACCGGTGGAAGAGGAAGAAAAAGATTTCAACAGGGTTCTCATGGGCATGAGATGGGGCATCAACATACTCAAACTTATGGAGGGAGTCATCAACATTACCTACCTTCAAGTACCCCGGAATGGACTAGCAATGCTAGTCATGCTCATTCCCAAATGGGAGTACAGGCATTCTCAGGTTCATTCTCATCAGGTCAAGCAGGCTCACACAGACACGCAGCACCATATCAAGGTGGTATATCACCGACTGGTGGTGGCAGAATGAGAAAACAACGAGGTGGAAGAGCAAGACCCATAAGAAAACAAACTGGTGGACACAGTCATGTTATTGATCATAAGCATTCAGTTACTATTCCAAATAATTGGGAATTGGATTATCCAAATACTGACCTAGGGCTCGACACTTTTGGTGCACAGCCGTTGGGTGGGTCAAATCAAGATCAATACGCACCGATGACGCGAACCGATGATGGGGGAGAGCATGGTGGTCACTATGGTCCTTGGGCTGGTGAAAATGTAGTAAGAAGTGGACGGGGTAGAAAAGGTGAAAGAGTAAGAAAACAAACTGGTGGAAGAGGAAGACCTATAAGAAGACAAGTCGGTGGAAGAGCAAGACCTGTCAGAAAACAAACTGGTGGAAGAGGAAGACCTATAAGAAGACAAGTTGGTGGTGGTGGTGGATATGTATATGAAGCAACTGGTCAACCTTATACTGGTCAAGTTGTTGAAGCTGGTGGTTTATTCTACACAACAACAACTGGAACTATTGAAGGTAATTCTCAGAAAGTAATGACATTGAGTGCATATAATCATAATAAGCCTGGATAAATAATGAATTTAATATTTAAAATGATATCAACATTATTAATAGTTTCTTTACTTTTTCCTCAAAAAACTTATGAGTTTACAGAGGAAGAGGTAAAATCATTATATAGTTCTATTCAACAATTAGAACAATCTGATAGTTTAAATCAAAAAATCATTGAAAATTTAAATGAACAGATATATATGTATATACAACAAAATGAAACTGACAGTTTAATTATTGAGAATTATAAAGAACAAATAGCATTACAAGAAGAGATGATTAAAGAAGTAAAACCAAAATGGCACGAGAATAAATATCTATGGTATTCTATGGGAATGGTGTCTATGATTATACCAATTTGGGCAGTGGGGCAGATTAAATAAAATGGCACAAAATATAAAACAAGCAATTAAAAGAGAATATTTAAAATGTGTACAAGACCCTGTATATTTTATGAAAAAATATTGTACTATTCAACATCCTCAAAAGGGAAAGATAAAGTTTGATTTATATCCATTTCAAGAAAAATGTCTTACAAAATTTAAAGATAATCGTTACAATTTAATTCTAAAATCTCGTCAATTAGGTATATCTACTCTTTCTGCTGGTTATTCTCTTTGGATGATATTATTTCATAACGATAAGAATGTTCTTGTAATCGCTACTGGTAAAGATACTGCTAAAAATCTTGTTACAAAGGTAAGAGTAATGTATGATAGTTTACCTCAATGGTTAAGAACTGGTACAGAAGAAATAAATAAATTATCATTACGATTTACTAATGGTTCACAGATAAAAGCAATTGCATCTAACGAATCAGCTGGTCGTTCCGAAGCTCTATCCCTTCTCATACTCGATGAGGCGGCATTTATTGACAAAGTTGATGAGATATGGACAGCCGCACAACAAACATTAGCTACTGGTGGTGATTGTATTGTTCTTTCAACTCCAAATGGTGTTGGTAATTGGTTTCATCAACAATGGATTGGCGCAGAAGCTGGAACAAATGAGTTCAATACAATAAGACTTCATTGGACTGACCACCCAGATAGAGATCAAAGTTGGAGAGATGAACAAGATAAAATTTTAGGTCCATCAAAAGCATCACAAGAATGTGATACTGACTTCCTTACTTCTGGTGAATCTGTAGTTGATCCACAAATTTTACAATGGTACAAAGAAAATATAGTTAAAGAACCAATTGAAAAGGCAGGTTTTGATAAAAATTTATGGATATGGGATTATCCAAATTATTCAAAGGAATATATTGTAGTTGCAGATGTGGCTCGTGGTGATGGTTCAGATTATTCAGCTTGTCAAGTTTTTGAAATTGAAGATATGGAACAAGTTGCCGAATATAAAGGACAGTTAGGAACAACTGATTATGGAAACTTTTTAATTGAATTAGCAACTAAATATAATGACGCTTTACTTGTAGTAGAAAACAATAATGTCGGTTGGGCAACAATACAAACAATTATAGATAGAGGATATAAAAATTTATTTTACCAATCAAAGGATTTACAATATGTTGATGTTGAACATCAAGTTAATAATAGATACAGATCACAAGATAGAAGTATGGTAGCTGGATTTTCAACAACGGTTAAAACAAGACCTTTGGTTATTGCAAAAATGGAAGAATATACAAGAGAAAAATTAGTAAAAGTCTATTCAGATAGGTTGATTGAAGAATTATTTGTATTTATTTATCATAATTCAAAAGCTGAAGCTATGAAAGGATATAATGATGATGTTGTTATGTCTTATGCTATAGCTTTATGGATTAGAGATACAGCATTAAGATTAAAAAAAGATAAAAATGATCAACAATGGTCAATGATGGATACAATGCTTAAAGTGAATGGGAATGTTGAACATTCTACTGGATTCCAAAAGGGATCTCCAGGTTTTCCAAAGGAAAATCCATGGGAAATGGATGTTATTGGTGAAAAAGAAGATTTAACATGGCTCATAAAATAAAAAATAGTTATAATAAATAAGAGGTATAAAATGGCACAAAATGAAAATATATTAACAAGATTAGGTAAACTTTTTAGTTCAAATATTATTGTTAGAAAAACAGATAGTGGTCAATTAGTCGTTAAGGATGTTAATATGTCTCAAACATCTTTAACATCTAATTTTGTTGATAGATATAATCGTCTGATGAATGGTGCAAGTTGGGCACAAAAATATTCCGCCAAACAAAATAGAAGTGCTTATGATGTGGCTCGTAAGGAATTATTTCGTGATTATGAATTAATGGATGCCGATCCAATTATAGCTTCATCGCTCGATATATATTCGGATGAATCTACAGTTGATAATATTGAGGGTGAAATACTTAAAATTCAAACGGATAATCCAAAAGTTCATAATATATTATATAATCTTTATTATAATATATTGAATATAGAATTTAATCTTTGGTCTTGGATTAGAAATATGACAAAATATGGTGATTTCTTTTTACAATTAGATATTCTTGATAAATATGGTATTGTAAATGTAAAACCATTATCCGCTTATGAAATAAGTAGATTAGAAGATCACGATCCAGCAGATCCTAAATTAGTTCAGTTTGAATTGGAAGGAAAC